ATTAATGAGTTGGTTCTTCTAACTATTGCCTTCAAAGAACCAGATCTACTTAAATATAATCCAACCTTTAATGGTCCGATCAAAGATGATCAGCTTCCTGTCTTAAACCCAGCTGATCCAATTACCTATGAGACCACAGTACATTTCCCACAACCACTACCTCTAGACAAGCTAATCCTGCTTTCTGAAATCCAACAGAAGATGCAGATGAATCTAGAGTCAAGAAAGGGTGCACTTCGTACCCTAGGAGAAGAATTCCCAGATGAGAAGCTAGACGAGATTCGTACAGAGCTCATCGAAGATGCTAAGGCGGACGGAGCACTTCAGCTAATGAAGTCTCAGATCGTCTCAGCGATTACTTCATTGACTGGATACCAGCCATCGGAAGACTCAACAGGAGTTGGACCTGGCCCAGGAACTGGAGAAGCAGGAGCAGGTGTTGGCCTAGGACCAGATGGTCAAGCCGGCATTGTTACTCCGTTTGAGGCAGAAACCGTTGGTCAGCTAGCTGCTGATCTGGCTACAAAGGCTTACGGAACAAAACTTCCTCAACGACGCTCTCCAGACGAACAGTCAAAGTACGGGGATAATTAACCGGTTTAGGCTGACAAAAGTACACCGGTTTGACAAGCTATACACACTACAAATAATCCGCAGGTCATCGTGGCATTAATTCGGACAACGACCTCTCAAACCTAAGGAATACTCATGTCAGAAGAAACATCTGTCGTTGATACTCCTGTAGCTACTGAAGCATTTCAAGCAGAAGTAGATGCAGCGATTCGCAACGAAACAAACGTTACACCCATCCAAACGCAATCTGGTAAGTCTTATAGTGAAGTAGATCTACAACGGGCTCGTGAGCAAGAGAAATCAAAGCTCTACCCAACGATTGATTCACTTAAGGAAGAAGTTAATCTTCTTAAGAAAGATCGCGAAGAACGACTCGCAGAGGCAGAACGTGCCCGTGCAGAGCAAGAAGCAGAAGCTCGTAAGAAAGCTGAAGCTGAGATGGATGTCCGCCAACTTCTTGAAAATAAAGAAAAAGAATGGGCGGAGAAATTGGAAGCAGAACGCTCAGAGCGTGAAAAAGCTTTCCTACTCCTAGATCGTGAGCGTCAATATTCAGAAATTACTGAATACCGCAATAGCCGTATCCAGCAGGAGCAAGACAATATTCTTCCTGAATTGCTTGATCTAATCTCCGGAAATAATCCGGAAGAGATTGAAGCCAGCATTTCAGGTCTCAAGGAGCGATCAGCTCGCATCCTTGATTCAGCGCAGGCTGCTACCCAGAGCTTGCGTCGAGAAATGACGGGGACAAGAACTACTTTGCCTCCGACCTTGGAAACCAATTCGGATCAACAACAGTTTACAGCGGATCAAATCGCCGCTATGTCGGTTGCTGACTATGCAAAATACCGTTCAAAGCTACTACCAAATGTAGGTGCGAATGGCAAGGGAATCTTCGGGTAGTAATTAAGCAGTTCAACTCAATCTAACTAAGGAGTAAAACCGACATGGCATCAGCCGTAACAGGTACCGGCAATTTAGCCGCAGCACCTACAGCGTATTCTGGCGCTAATAGCCAGCTTACACAAGCAATTCAGACCATCTGGTCTAAGGAAATTCTATTCCAGTCAATGCCGATCCTACGCTTCGAACAGTTCGCTGTTAAGAAGACAGAACTTGGCGTTGCTCCTGGTCTTCAGATCAACTTCATGCGTTACAACAACCTCGGCTTCGCATCAGCGCTTGTTGAAGGTGTTCGTATGTCAACAAACGCATTGACAGCTCAGCAATTCTCAATCACTGTTGCAGAACATGGTTATGCAATTGCAGTATCTGAACTACTTCTTAACGCATCATTCGATGACGTTATGGCATCAGCTTCACGTCTTCTTGGACGTAACATGGCTCTCTACCTTGATGGCCAGGCTCGCGATACTCTTATGGCTGCTTCTTCAGTCATCTACGGCTATGACCGTACAGGTATCTCAGGCGTTAACAGCTGGTACGACAATGGAACTCCTGCAACATCTCGTGCTTCTCTAACAGGTGCGTCATACTTGACAACAGCAACTGTTAAGGATGCAGTTGAGACACTTGCAACCAAGAACATTCCAAGGTTGGGCGAGACTTACGTCGCATTCGTTCACCCTCACCAGTCACGTCGTCTTCGTGACAACGCAGAATTCATTGAAGTAACCAAGTACGCAGCTCCAGGTAACTTCATGCTCGGTGAAATCGGTCGTCTATATGACACAGTATTCATCGAAACTACTCAGGTCCAGAAGGTTCCTGGTGGTGCAGGTTCAGGCTACTCAGCTGACTCAGCTGTAGCTGCTGGCTCAATCGTTTACCCAACTGGTGGAGGTTACACATCTCCAACAACTAAGACTGGTAACGGCGCTAATGACCGCTACTCAGCAATCTTTATTGGTGACAACGCATTCGGTCACGCTATCTCACTTCCTGTTGAACTCCGCGATGGCGGTATTCTTGACTTCGGTCGTGAGCACGCACTTGCTTGGTATGCTATTTACGGGCTTGGTCTTATCACAGATCAGTCTGTATTGATCGCAGAAACCAACTAATTTAAACTATAGGGGCTGGGCCTTGAAATCCAGCCCCCATTTCAACAAACCTATA